GAACAAGCCAAATTTTATATTTTTTTAAATAAAAAAGGGATAGGCAAGAACCCACCCCTCTTTAATGATTATTAATTAATTATTATGAATAAAGAACGATGTCAGAACCGAATACGTGTTGTACTCCTGCGGTAAACCTCATTACTACTCTTACATTTTGAGAACCATCGATGTCGCTCATATCAATTACTTTAACTTCGTTTTGGTCGTTTAAGATACCAGTTCCGAAATATAAGTTTGATTTTTGTGCAGCAACCATAGTGTTATCTCCTAATCCTTTTGCAACAAAGATGTTGATACCATCGAAAGATAATTCTCCTCCGTTGAACCATTGAGTTCCTTTGTTATCAGAACCATTCGCTCCAATACCACTTGCAAATCCTCCTAATGCTCTAATGTAAGCACGTGCTACATTTGAAGAAACATAAAGAGTTAAATCTTCTTGTCCGTAAACTGCGGTAGGGATAGCATCTACTACTTTTCCTAATTCAGCAATTACGTTTCCTGCGTTTACAGTAGTTCCAGTTACATCTACAACAGTTGCATCAGCAGTTAATTTTGCAGTAAATCCATCAAATTCCCCACTATTTGCAGTTGCTCCACTCCAAATGTTTTTTTCTGTTTTGTCAGCTACTTTAGCAGATACGTGAGCAATTACAAATTCAGCAAATGAAGGTGCTAAATTATCGTGAGCCGAGAATCCCATCTGTTCAGCAGTCCACGAATCGTGAAGGTCTTTTTTACACAATTGTAAATTTACTTGAAACTCATCTGGTTGTAAAATTGCTTCTGATAAAGTTAAAGTTCCTTGATTAGTTACAAAGTCGCAAGAAGCATCTTTTACGATGTCATCAGTTGCACCCTTTTGGATAACAGATTTAAACTTTACGTTTGGCAGAATTGAAATTGCACCACTATCTAAAGTTGATGCAGACAATAATGCAGCAGCGATATACTTACCACTAAATTCACCGCTATAAGTTGGGTTTGTTAAAGATACACTCATTTTAATTTAATTTATTTGTTATTAAAGTTTATTTATTTTACTCATTACTCTATCCAATGTAGACATCTTTCTTTTGGATGCTATATTGAATTTTACTTGTGTTTTAGAAACTTCTGCGTTTGTGTTAATTGGTTCAGCAGCAGGTTCAGATAATTCTTGTTTTACCTCTTCTGGAATTTCATTAACAACCTCTTGAGTAACTTCAGAAAGTTCAACCTCTTCTTTTAATTCCTCTTTAGGTTCTTCACTCATTTCTTCTTTAGGTTCTAACATTGCTTTGATTTCCTCAACCATTGATTTAACCTCTGCAAGTTCTTCTTTAGTAGCATAAGACATTTCTTCTTTTTCTTCTTCTTCTGCTTCTACAACAACCTCTTCTTCTACTTCTTCTTCTTTAGCTTCTTCGCCTTCAGATTTCATTTCTTTAATGATACCCTCTTCTTCGATTACTAAAGTTTGACCATCTTCTAAAACGTATTCTCCTATTGGTAAAGCAACTTTCTCATCTTCTGTTACGATAAAGATTTCATTGCCACCTTCAAATTTATCTGCTTCTAAAACAGTTCCGTTTTCTAATTTCATTTGTTCAAGTTTTACTTCAACTCCTAAAAGAGTTTTTACTTGATTTAACATTTCACTTGGTTTCATATAAATATATAGTATTAAAAAAATTAATTTGTATTTTCGTTTATACTGTCGTTGAGGTTTTACCTATTCCTTGCGCTTGTAAGCTACCATCACAACACTTTTTAGAATATGTATTGTTCTTACATAAACAACCTCTTTTACTTGCTCTCGGACTTGTACTACTTGGAGTTGAATTACTTTTTTTTCTCATCTTGTTTTATTTTAGATTCTGCCCAAGTCTTTGAAGATTTACCACCCCATAATAAATAAGATATATATCCACACGCTTCTGTATCTCCAGTTTTATAATATTCCTCTGCTCTACTTAAATAGGAAAACATACGTTTAATGGTTTCCATACTTATTGGCTTTCTGTCTGCTAATTGTTGCGCTCTTACTTTACCAACTTGTGTAGCACATTTATTATTTACTTTCTTATTTAATTCAATACCTCTTTTAGCATTATTACTTACAGATTGAGGATAGTCAGAAAAACTTTCCATTTCTGTACGTTTACCTTTTTTAAGTCGTTTATCGTTTTTGATAACTGCCTTTATTTGAGATAACATAAACTCTGCTTCTGCTTCTTCTATTGCTGATAGTTCTTCTTGTAAATCTGCAATCGGTTCTTTAGGTCTTTCCATTCTGTCAGCAAAATATCCTTCAATAGAGAATCCTTTTACCTTTCCAGTCTTAACGTAATCATTCCAAACCTCATCATTATTTACTTTTACAGAACCAACCCAACTACCTACCGGTACATTCATTCCGTACTTCCTAGTCTTGTCGTGTACCTCATCTTCAACTATCCAACTCTCTACAAGTGTAAGTCCGTTTATATCGTGTTCGTGTTCTAAAGTAGCATTGCTTTGATTTCCATTCATCAAATACATTTGCGATGCTTTTCGTACAGTATCTTTTGAAAAATAAATGTAGTATTCTTCTTCTCCGCTCTTTCTGTAAATTGGTTTATTTGGTATTAATAAAGCACCTACAAGTAGCTTCTTCTCTTTATCTGCTTCTGCTAATTCTATAATGTTACTATTTAAGGCAATAAAATCTTCTTCAATAGCAGGATTTTCAACAACACTAATTGCTTCTATCCCTATTTCATTATTTTCCTCATCTAAAATTAACTCGATTATATTCATATTTGTATATAGTTATATTTTTTTTATTTTGTCTTTTATCCAATAGATGCACCCTCAATAATATTTCTATCTAATTCTTGTGCAGTACTAACATCATTTGATACTACAAATGCTTGTACTGGTTGTTGTGATTGACTACCTATTGCCTCTGCTAACTGATTAGTATCACTTGCTCCTACTACATTAAATGCAGGAGGTAAAGAAGGGGTTGGAGGTGTTGGAGGTGTACTTGCTGAAACTCCACCACCACCAGTTGCAAATGAAGGAGTTGCAGGGTCTTTAGAAGATGTTATTTGTTTAACGTTTGCAATACCAGATGCTATAACACCAGCTGCTCCAATAAATCCAAATATACCACCTTGTGCAAGTGCTTTATTTGCTCCTGCATAAGTATCTCTTAATGCTTGAGTAATTGCCAATGCTTTTCCAAACTTACTATTACTACCTAATAATCCTGCGATTGCTCCTAAAGTATTAAGTACAGTTTTCTCTTTTTCTTTTGCAATCTGTTTTTCTATAAGAACTTGTTTTTGACCACTTGCTTGTTGATATGCGTTTAATTCATTTTGCGCTTCTTGAAATGCAATAGTTCCTTTTTTATATAAATCTCTTTTTTCTGTTAATCTTTTTTCTTCTGATTTTGTTTCTTCTTCGTTTAATAATTTTTGTCTTTCTAATCTTGCGAGGTCATTTTCTATTTGTTCTGCTTCAAATTGATTCTTATTAGCATTTAATTCTGCATCTGCTTGAATTATTGAATTAGTTAATTCTAAAGAATCTCTATCTAACGTTAAAGCGTTTGCTTTTTGTTCAGACCTAATACCTTCAATTTGTGCTTCAACACCTGCTAATTCTCTTAATGCTTCTATTCTTGCAGTTTGAAATTGTATATTTTCTTTGTCTTTTTTTAAGTTTGCATCTGCTAAAGCTAATTGCATTTGCGCTTGTGATAACATTGAAGCTTCTGCTGAATCTATTGTTAATAGTAATTCATCATTTGCTTTCTTACGCTCTTCAATCGACTTGGTTTCATCATCTCTTATTTGTCTTAATTTCTCTGCTTGTCTATCAAATTTTTCAAAAAATAATCCTTGTCTTGCAGCAGCTAATTCAGCTGACTTTTGTAATTCAACATTTGCTTTTGCTGCTTTTTTTGCAGTAGATATACTAACCTCTCCAAATTCTTTTACAACAACTTTTCCAATTTCTGAAACTTCAGTTATTGCTTCTCCAAAATTATTTACAATATCAGAACCAGCTTGTGAAACTCCATCTGCAATTTCTAAAATATTTTTTTTAGTTTCTAATATGGATAGATTTAAAGCCTTTATTGTTTCTGGGTCTTTATCTCCTAAAAATGAATTTTCCCAAGCTAACATAGCTTCATCAATAGCTTTACTAATACCATAAAAAGCAAGTTGAAATGGACTTAATACAATTGTTAAAATACTACTTGCAACTTTACCAAGTGCATCTAATTGGTCTGTTGATTGTGTTAAAGCATTGTAAGTATCTACAAAAGCAGTTGCAACTTGACCAACTACTTGAGCAGTAGTTTCAAATGCAATATTAAATACATCTACTACTTTTTGATTCTGTGAAAATAATTCTTTTAAGTTAGCAAGTGATGAAATAATTAAACCAATACCAATAGCTTTTAAAGTTGTACCAATTGTTTTGATACCATTTGATACCATTTGTGTTGCTCTTTCAACTTTTTTAAATGATGTTTCTACACCTTTATTCTGCTTTTTTGCCTCTGTATTTAATTGATTTAATTGAGATTTTAATTCTGTAATACCTTTTAAAGCCTTATCTGTTTTAGCTTCTAAATCAATTATTATTCTTTCTGCCATTTTATTTCTTGTTTAAGTGCCTTATATCCATCTTTTAAACTAATAGGTAGTTTATTTTTACCTTGTGCAATACGTATATTTTCTGTTTCTCCGTTTGCGTGTTTTAATAATTCTAAAATATTTTCTATCATAAATCGTTAAGTAATTCTAAATCAGACTTACCGTTTTTTAAATTAGTTTTTATTGAGTTTATTTTATAACTCTTTCCAGCTATTACAAATCTATCTGCTAACGTATAATTAAGTAATATTCTCAATGGTAAATAAGCAGTAACTTTTGTAATTCTATTTGTTAAATTAAATACACTTGTTATATAGTTCTTGTGATACGCTTCAAATAATGAATTTGTAAAACCAGTATCAGCTGGTACTTCTAAAGCACCCCATTCGTTTTGCTCTGCGTTAAAATTCATATTATAAGAACTTGTTGCAGATGATAAAGCAACACTATTTGAAGGTATGTTGTATGTTGTAATAGGGTCTTGGTCTGTTGGAGAATTTAAAAAAGCTATTTGATTACCGCTTGTTATTCTTATTGGATAAAACAACAAAGGTTTTCCTATATAAGATTCTTGATTATCATCTACAAACCAACCCCATTGAACATCAGTTGTACCTACTCCAGAAGGATTTTCATCTATTAACCTTTCATATTTTAATTGAGCAAATGGTGTATTTAAATTGTAGATACTACCATCTAATTTTTGACCACTATCATATCCTGCTTCTCCCCAAGTTTCTCCAAATAGTTGAGTGTGTTTTGCAGCTAAAAATGTTTTTGTATCTTCGTGTCTAAAGTTAATTTTACGATAAGGTAAAGCTACATTTACTTGACTTTTACTAACATCTACATATTTAGTTATGTCATAAGAACCACCTAATGAATAAAAACTATCTAAAGTTTTAACTGTTACATCTGTTTCATTTCTTTCAACAAATGCAGTAAGATTAAACATTTTAAATAACCCACTTAAAAAATCAATTACCTTTATGTCTGGTATTTGTTGAGTAATATCAAACTCAAAAGAACTTGTGTAAACAAAGTTTGTAATTGCATAACCTTTTGAATATATAATCGGAGGCGCAGGTATATTAGTGTTGTCATATTTATATACTTGAAAAGTAATATTAGAAAAAGTAATATTAAAATCTGATTCAATGTATACTGTGTATTGTGCATCTTGTTCAATTTCAGAAGCAGGTACACTTGTTGTAAATTCTAAACCAGATGTAATTTCTCCACTATTTGCAACTTCAATACCGTTTTTTCTAATTGATATTTTATAAGGATTAGTATTTGATGTGGTGCTTTTAAGATTTAACTCTGTATATTCTAACACCGATGATGGAGGTGTATATGAATATAAAGACAAAGCATTGTTTGACATTACAGAACTTGTTAATACATCAGAATCATTTGTAAAAGTATTTACCAAAGATTCATTTAAACCACTTAAATTTTCAACATCTCCTTTCTTTCTATGCAACCACATAAAAAGATTATAATAAGGTGCATTCGTATTTACAAAGAAATCATTACTAAAAGAAATAGCAGGGTATTTACTTTCTATTGCTTCAATAATAGAATGTAAACGAATTGCATATTTTAAATCTGTATATAAAACTCCGTGAACGTGTCCATTGTGATAAGCTATATTTCCTGGGTCATTTGCTGAACTATGAGAATCAAAACTTAATCTTTGTGTATGCGTAATTAATGGTACAATAATGTCATTTATGGTAGTTGGGTCATCTTGTAAAGAATCTTTTACACTTGTAGCATCATACGTTTGATTTAAACTTGTTAAACTATTTAAACCGCTTAATTTATCATCTCCTAAAATATCTTTTAAGGTAACAGTATTACCAAAGAATGTAATCTTATAAGTATGAGGTTTATTATCTTTTAAATCAACTCCTTCTAACTTTATTAACCCCTCTGTAAATGGTAAAGTATTTAATTCTATATTTGCAGGTTTTCTAATCCTTGCATCAAAACCATTTTGAATATCAAAGTTATAATAGTGCTTAAATATTTTATTATTTGTTTTACTTGCTGGTAAACTAAAGGTTCTTGTAAAGTCCGTAAATACTTTATCAATATCTTTTACGTTCTTTATTGATTGCGTTATTGATACACTTTCATCATCAAACATATCAACTCTTTGACCCTCTATATATAATTGTATCTTCTGCATCTATCGAATGTCGTTTATTACATTAAATGATTTATCAAATTCTATTGTGTATTCTACTAACCTATCGTTTAAAGATGTTTTGTAATTAATGTTAGATGTCTTGACATTGATTGGCAATACTTGTTCTCCATCTTCTGTTATGTTAGTAACCCATACTTTTTCAGATAGCATCATTTGTTTAAACACCTCGTTGTATTCTTCACTTAAAAATCCACTACTTAAAGTAACTGATTCTTTACCTACTACATTAAAATCTCTGTAAACGTGATTATAACTGTCGTATGCAGATACGTTTAATATATTTGACTTATAAGACTCTTTCTTTACATTCATCTTTTCAACCGATTTCTTAAAGAAATACATATCTTGTAAAGCACCATACTTATTTACAAACGTTACTTTTTTAGGTTCGTATTTGCATTCTTCTAAAATAGATACATTTATAGTTTTAATACCATTACTATCTGAAACAATTATCTTATCTACTGCTCCTATCGAGTAATCGTTAAAAAATGCTTCTAAACACTTATTACTTTCATAATCTGTACCACCATCTTCTAAAACTCTTTCTTTAAATGTATCCCAATTAGTATTATCTCCATAAATAGAAACGTACTTTATCTGCTCTGAACTTTCATCACTTGATGTAAATGATGTCGTACCTACAACCTCATTATCTTTTAAAAACGTAACTGTTGGACTTGAATTTGTATATATTGGAACTCTAAATGTATTATCTTCTAAAACAAATAATTTTCTATTTGTAATCATTAATGGAGATGGTGTAAAAACTTCTTCAAAATATTCATAACCATCAAAAGCATCAATAGTATAAGCATAATCAATAATAGATACTTCAGATGAATTATACCCATTTAACTCAAACCTAACCCATACTCCTTGACCACTATAATTACCATTAAACTCAATATCTAAAAAATCTCTTATTAATTCAGCTACTTCAAATGTTACTCTTGGATTACCAGTTGTAGGTGTTGTAGCTGATTTTTTTATAGAATATTCAAAACTTGGTGGTACAGTATTTTTATCTCCAGTCCATATATATATTTTTAATATTGCGTAAGACAAATTGCTTACCGATACGCTTTCAAAATGTGGACTTCTTACTTGTATTGCCATTATTTATTATTTACTGTTGTTTTTATTAATTGCTCTACATCTAATTTATATGCTTCAATTAAATCTTTATCTAAATTCTTAAATGCTTTCTCAAATGGTTTAGTAAAGAATAAACTTGGTTTAATTCCTTTTCTAAATACAGTATTAGCTATTGCAAACTGTAAACCCTTTCTACTTACAAACCTACCTTTTTTATCTCTTGTTCCTTTTAAACCTTTTCTTATAACCCATTGACTAAATGCACTTGCAGGAGGTTTCTTATTCGTATATTTAAAAGGTGTATTGTATTTCTTTTCTTTACCACTTACACCCTTGTCTTGAAAAACACCATATTCCTCCATTAAGAAACTTAATTGAAAACTATTTTTAGAAACCTTTACATCAGAATCTAAACTGTTATAAAGTTCTTTAGAAGCGTTCTTTTTACCTTTGGTTAAATTAGTTCTACTCTGTTGTATTACATATTTGGCAAAAGTATTCAGAGCCTTCTGTGTTTCTTTTAACTGCATATATTAATATCGTTTTGTATAAATACATCAAAGGTACACGCCCAACCTGCCAACTTGTTTTCAAACCTTTCGTAAAATGGTTCGCAATTCGGTGTACCATCTAACTGATATAAATCAGAATGTAAAGTACCTTTACGTAATATCATTGTCAATCTATTAAGTACTGCTAATTGAGTATTTAATACATCTTGTTCATTATCATTACCTCTAAATATATCTGCTGATGGTTCTTTACTTTCATCTACAATATCCATCGCCATAACTGTAATATTAAAAGATAGATACTGTTCTTCTGTAATTACATTGTTTACAATAATATGCGACAAGGGAAATATAGTTTGTTTAGATAAATCTATTTCTGTTATATCTCCAGTAGTTACTGTATTGACATTTACATCATTTAGTAATTGGTCTTTTATAGTTTCAGTAAGTTGGTAAAATCCTCTAATCCCTTGCATCTAAAATTTCTTTTTAATTTGTTTTGCTTCTAATTCGTTTTTCTCTTTTTCAAATGTCAAGAACATCAAACATTCGTGCATCTTTAATTTAGTGATATTTTCAAATCTTCGAATATCTTGTTTAGCGAGTGCATAAATACTTGAGTACCATCCCCATTTTTTTCCGAATTGAGCAGCGCTTGTAAGTCCTCCTTCTCCATATCCCCCAAAGAGTTCATCGTAATTTTGCACAAGTCGTTCCCTAAACGATAAAAAAAAAGTATAGAACCCAATACGGCATCTAGTGGCATAGCTTTTAAATGCTCTGTATCTCCTGCTTCATATTCTTTTATATGGTATCTATTACCCTTTCGCATCTCTACTGGTCTGTAAAGCACTCCCATAGCCTTCTCGATGTTATCCCAATCTCCTATGTAAGTATCTAAATCAATGTACTCCCCAAAACTCATCTCATCAAGGTTAGGAATAAAACCATATTCAATACCTTCTATTTTAAACGTATTTATCAATCCAGGTTTACTATCAAACATTTCTGATATAATACTTATTACCGCACTTACATCAGTAGCTTTTAAATATCTTACTTGTTCAGAATTTAAGTTGCAGAATATCTCAATCATCTTTAAAGACATTTCAACCTCTGATAAATCCTTTAATTTTATGTACTCTTGATATTGTCCAAGTGTAACCTCGTTTAAACTATTCGGTACTATTAATTCAACTTTCATATATGTATATAGTTAATTTTAAATTATTTTATTACAAGGTACAAAAAAACACTTACATCTCTGTAAAGGTTAATCAATTAGTTGGTTGTTTGTCTTTAATTTTAATTGGAGGTTTTACCCTCCCTTTGTTTAAATGTATGCTACATCTTTTTTCTTAACTCTCCTATGTAATTCCTCGATAATTACTTGCTTGTCTTTAGCGTTTGTGTAAAGTTCCTTTTTTAGTTCTTCTTCGCTGTATAAAAAATAAAGTTTCATAATATATGGTTTTTAATTATACCGCAATATAAAACCTTTTTATTTAATACACAAGTTTATTCACAAAAAATGTTGATTATTTTTTTATTGAATGAATTGCCTTCGCTATTTTCTTTATTTCTATTAACACTTTTTTCATTATTTATTGAATAGCGTATTTACCAAAGTTAGGTTTGCTCAATACTGAATAAGTAGCGTATCTGACCGCATCAATAATATGGTCGTTTTTTGGAACTGGTTTATTTATCATCTTACCACTTCTGTCCTCTTGCCATTTGTAGTTCCTAAACTCTTGTATTGCATTAGTGCTATCTTTCTCTATATGTATTTTAAAGCGTTTTAAGAGGTCTATACCAGCGTTGATACTGTCAGCACCTTTTAAACTTGGTCTTACGTTAAAGCCCATTCTTCTTAACTCCTCAATCAATCTTGGTTCAGCACTATCAAAGTATATTGTTTCTCTTTCAATACCTATCTCTTTCCATTTCCTACTGATGTCATAGGTAGTCATATGTGTTTGGTAAATATGTTCTTTGATGTAGAGGTTGTGTTCTTTCTTGTAAACAGAAACTAAAGTAGTTGCATCATTAGTATATCCTGCATCTGCACCATAACTTATAAACTCTGCATCGTGTGGTATATGGTTCACTTCTGTATAATTGAATATAGTAGCTTTAGATATACCTTTTAAACCTAATCCATAAATCTGCCAATAGGTTTCATCTGTTTCTTTTAAACGTTCTATTTCTTCTGTAATGCTTTTATTAAGGAAGCTATTATCCAAATAAGTAGTAATATAAAAATCGGCATCTTCTCTTGGTATTACCTTGTCATAAATCCAATGATATTCATCTGATGGATTAAAGTCAAGAATTATTTTATCTTCTGTTCTGAAAATTAACTGTTGCCAATCTTCGTAATCTAATTCATTTGCTTCATTTATAAATAGTAAGTTTCTTTTTCTACCTCTTACCTTTTGTGGTTGGTCCAAAGAAATAAACTCAATAAGGTTTCCGTTTAACTTATATTCGTGATTAGATTTATTATGATTTACTTCTGAATAAGAATTATACAATTTTAGTATATCTAAAAAATCCCTCATTACAGAACTACGAACCGCAGGAAATGTCTTTCGACATATCGTAACTGTCTTACCAGTATTATCTAAACAGTATTTGAAAATAATATACAAGAGAACGTTGTATGTTTTACCACTTCTTGTTCCACCTTGCTCTATTGTAATCTTCTTATCTGATTCTAATAGATGTTCAAAAACAACATTAGTTTTTATCTTCACGCTTTATTATTTCTATTTGAAAGTTAGTAGGCATACCCTCTGCTCCAGTTATCTCTTGTCTTTCTATATAACCTCTCTTTTTACCTTTTGTCTTTAAATAGAATCTTGTACTATCTAATTTTATTTTTTCGTTTTTACTTCTCATTAAAGAATGTAACCCTTCCTCTGCAACATCAAAATTTTGGTCTTCTATATCACTTAACCTTTCTAAATCTTTTTCTGCTCTTTCTTTTACTGCTTGTCTTGAATAAGAAACGTTAAACTGTTTCTCTATTGCTCTTGCAGTTCTTGAATACAACCCTGCGTTTTCTCTTAAAATCTCCCAAAATTCTTTTTCTGATACTTTCATTTCGTTAAGTTTTGTTAAGATAAACCCTTACCACAAACCTCGCAAGTATTTAGTTTTTCGTTTTGTTTATCTTGTTTATTTATTTCTTGCTCTAACACTTCTTCTACGCTATCTTCAAATGGTACTACTGTTAAACCCCAATCACTAACTTGCTGACCATTCCAATCGTTTGCTAATATATCCCAGTCCCATTCTCCAAACCCTACATTATCTTTTACAATAAATTCTCTTTCTTGTTCTTGTGTTAATTCATCAGCAACTAATATATACACTTCTTTTAAACCTGCTTCTTTACACGCTTTTAAACGCATATTACCACCAAGTACAACCATATCGCTATTTACTACAATAGGTCTTAATTTGAGCATCTGTGGGAAATCCTTAATTGATTTTACAAGTTTCTTAAATTTGTAATCCTTTATAAATCTTGGATTGTTTTCATTAGGTCTAACCTCTTGAATATTTATTAGTTGCATATTAGTATATAGTTAATTATTAATTATTTTTTTAAAATAAAGTTGTTTGTGATAAATATGGGTTTAACCTTTTATTTGCAATATCAACATACTCTTTACTCAATTCACTTCCAATCCATCTCCTTTTGTATATATGAGAAGATTTTGCAGTTGTACCAGTACCCATAAATGGGTCATAAACTATATCATTTTCTTTACTGAAATTATTTATAAAATGGTTAGGTAACCAATCTCCAAAAGCAAAGGAATGTCCTGCGTTTTCTTTACCAGAATTAACTGGTTTTATAATTATATTTTTCATATAATCTCCATTCCTATTGTTAAAGTTGCAATAATTAAACTTTCTACTTTCTGGATTATCTTTACTAAAACAAAATATATATTCATAACCAGAACTACACATAGTTTCAACAATACTTGATGGAGGATTTTTTTTCGCCCAAATAAACACCTCTTTAATTTGTTCTTTGTACTCGTTCATTATAAAAGCTATTATACCTTTATTACCAGTAACTTCTTGTATATTGTAAAAAACGTGATATTTTGTAACTCTAATCATTTCATCAATCCAAACTTTAGTTTTTTTAAAATAATCATCTTTAGTTAAGTTGTCATTATATTTATCGTATTTTTTAGAATTAAAACCACCATTAATTCTTGATTTGCCAATATTATATGGAGGAGATGTAACTATTATATCTACAAAACCATCATCCATTCTTGACATAGTATCTAAATTACTTTCGCAATATATATTGTTTAGTTCTAAATTATTCATATGCTCCAGTTATTTTGTTTCTTATTTCTGTGTTTGCTTTAACTTCTGTAAACCCTTTTGATTTATTTTCAAAACCTAACCTTGATATTACTTTTACATCTTCAACTCTTACTGGTTCTTTAATTTTTAAATCTTCTAAATGTTTTCTATTATAAAACAAATTTCCATCATTTTTATAAACTACTTTTTTTAATTTATGTTTAGTTCCTTTGTGTATTATTATTAAATCACAAAAAACAATTTCTCCTAATTTTACTTTATCATTCATTTTAATCTAATTTTAAAAAGTCAGCAGATTCGTGTTCCATAAACCATTCTTGATTTTCTTTGTATTTATCTATTACAGCATCAATCATAACAAGTTCATCTATATCAGAGTTCTTTATTTTATCCATTAACGTTGTAATCTTTCTTAATACGTTTGTGGTCATCTCTTGATTGTTTAGGTAAACAGTATTGTAGTCGTCTTGTACATATCCCTCTAACATATTTAGAAACTTGTTACCTTGATTCTTTATGTTCTGTCTGTATTTGTTAGTTCCTTG